TTTTTGAACTACAAGTTCAATGACATTACATGAATCCTCCCTTAGAATTATATTAAGAGATAATTTTAAGGGAGGATTTTTTATGAGAGAAAAGATGTTAGTAACACAGGCTCTTGACGAAAGAGACCTACTAGTAAAGAAGATATCAGATAAAATTGACAAAGCAAGTTTTGTGGATACCATAAAGCCAAATGAGGATAGAATACAAGCTGCAGGAGTGGAATGGCGGAAAAGTATGGGTTGAAGAAGCATATCCCAATATTCTCTTTGCAAAGGATGGAGAAATATATGATATAGCGGGCATGAAAACAATTGTAATTGGTGGGGCATATAGTGTTGATAAATTTTATAGGTTAAGCAAAGGCTACAATTGGTTTGAAGATGAGCAACCGTCAGATGAGATAAAAGCGTATGTAGAAAAGCAACTTAGTAATAATGACTGGAATGTTGATGTGGTCCTATCACATACTGTTCCGTATGATTATCGACCGGTGGATTTGTTTCTTTCAATGATTGATCAGAGTACAGTGGATGAATCAACAGAGCTGTGGCTCGGAGAGATTGAAAAGAAGCTGGATTACAAATGGTGGTATGCTGGGCATTATCATACATCAAGGGTAAGAGATAAGGTTCAGATAATGTTTGAGGATATAGAGGAGTTTCTACATAGAAAACTAGATTATCAATAAGCTTTGAAAAATAGAAAGTGATGGATTGGAATGAGAAGAAGCAAAAGCTATGAAGTAAGAGATCCAATGAATATATGGAATAAATATGATTTTGCTATGTCAGGTCTCGGAAAGAAAAGCAAAATCTTGGCAAAAATAAAACATTTTTTTAAATGCGTAAAGTGGAGTAAACAGCGTATTACAAGGGGCTATTGTGATTGTGATGTTTGGGAGATGTTTTCTTTTCTTCAGACGCTTATTCCGGATATGCTGCAAACACTGAAAGATACAAGAACGGGTTCAGCAGGATATTTGGGAGAAAACTATACCAATGAAAATGGAATTCTTGTAAATGATACCTGCCATGAGGAGTGGAATTGCATTCTAGACAAAATGATATTTTTATGGCGAGAAGCGGAGAAAGATACATGCTCACAAAAGAATCCATTTGATGAAGCGCATTACAAAGCAATGGATGAATTTACGGAACGATTTGGATTATTTGGAAATAAACTTCAAACTGAGAAAGAATTAGAGGAAAATAGAAAGCGCGGTGGCGGAGGAACAATTCATTTTATGGATGAGTTGCCTGAGTATAAAGAGATTTCCGATAAATATCGCGAAGAAGAAAAGCGTTTGGAAGAATATAGAAGAAAGTGTAAGGATGAAGCTATAGATATGTTTAAACAATATTTCTATGACCTGTGGGATTGAGTTATTAGTAAATCTTAAACCAAAAGTTTAATGCAATTAGTAATAGAATCCGTTATACTAATCATCTACAGGTAAACTTGTGATTCGGGATGGAAGAAAATCACGGAGGTACAAAGAGATGGAACCAATGTATTTGCAGGTCCTGCAAAAAGAAACAGGAAAACAGATTAAGAAACTGCTCGTGGAAAATGGTTATACCGTGAAAGACGTGCAGAATGCTATGGGATTTGAAAATCCACAAGCAGTCTACAAATGGATTTCAGGTAGATCATTACCGAGCTTAGACAATTTTGTAATCTTAAGCAGATTACTGCACACCAGCATAGAAGATATCCTCGTCATTGACGGGGATATTGTTCGTTTATGGGGATTTTCCTTTAAACTGTTAGTACAATGACAAATTTAGCGGAAGGCTTTATGCTGATATCAGAACAGGAGAAATCAGGAAAAGTAGAGAGGAGAAAAGATATGCAAACAATGACATCAGCATATGCAAATAAAATGCTTAAGAGTTTGGAAGAGGATAAGGCTTTTTGGCTGAACAAGGAGGAAGAGGCCTGCACATATGTTGCGGCAATTAATGAGGAGCCAGTTGTTCCTGATTATGATTATGTCGAGGTCGCAACGACAATTGCTGCGCTAGATGAGAAGATTGCTATTATAAAGCATGAACTTAATGTAACTAATGCAAACGCAAAGGTTCTAGTAGGTGATGTAACAATGAGTATAGATAGCATTCTTATTAAGATGGCACAGCTGAATAGAAGAAAAACGGTATTAGACGTAATGCGTAAACGATTGCCTAAATCCAGAGAAGAACAACGTTCTTATATGTCCCGTAATTCGGTTCCTGAGTATAGATACATTAATTACGATTTGGAACTAGTTAAAAACGAGTATGAACTTGTGTCTAAGTCGATTATGGAAATGCAAATGGCACTTGATAAATATAATCAAACGGTACAGTTTGAAGTAGACATCTAAATGAAATATCCGTACAAGGCTTCATGAGATTGATAGTTGATCCAGGAGGTTCGTGTTCATTGTTAAGGTATATTTGTTATTCGTTATTTGTTATCAGTTTTTGTTTAACGTGAATAACATCAGAAAGCATGATTTCTTAACAGTTGCGTTGTAGAAAACCTGCAGGAAACTGCGTGTGGAGGTTCGGTTCTAAACACAAAACTGTGGAAAGTCTTTGAATTTTCCACAGTTATTTTTATGTGAAGTTGATAGAACCCATACTAGTAATATTGGATAAGTAACCAGTCACAATATTTATGCTGGTTCAAACTGAATTAGAAGAATAGTAGGGGTGGATTGCATTAGCTAAATAAATATGTTTACAGCAGGGGCGGCTGTGCTAGGCTGTTCTACCGAAGGCTCTGATTGAGAGGGATTACCTATAATCGGGGCCTTTTCTATTGCCTTCAAGCACAGTTGCGGGTTCATGCTGTCAACATATAGAAAACTGTTCGCCAAACAGAATAAAAATTAATTGAAACTATTCGCGGTTAGGAATATACTAAAAGTGATGTAGTGTCGTATTTATTATGGAGGATACATATGAATTTTGTACCATCATCTGAAAAAGCAAAGGAATGGGGAATAAGCCAAAGACGTGTAGCTATTTTATGTAAAGAAGGCCGTGTTCCAGGAGCTGAATTAGTTGGAAATAGATGGTTTTTACCATCTGATGCTGTAAAGCCTCAGGATCCACGTAAAGCAAAGAAGGATTAATTATGTTTAAAATTATTGAGGGTGATTTTAAAAATAATAAATATAGTGATGAAGAGTATTTGGACAATTGGCCAATGCTTTATATTCTTGAGAATGGTCGCCAAGCGTATATTGGAGAGTCTAGCCATGTGAAAACCCGAATGACGCAGCATTCCTCTATAGAAGAGAAGCGTATTTTTGACAAGGTGCATTTCATTTACTCAAAGCTTTTTAATCAGTCGGTTACATTTGATTATGAGTCGAAGTTGATTCAGTATATCGCTGCGGATGAGCTTTATGAAGTGACTAATAAAAATAAAGGTATTGCGGATAAGCAATATTATCAAAAGCAGGAATACGACGAGAAATTTGCAACCCTTTGGAGAAAGCTTCAAAGAGAGAAGCTGGTAAAGCATTCCATCGAGGAAATTGAGAACTCTGATTTGTTTAAGTATTCGCCGTACAAAGAACTCAATGATAGTCAGAGACAAGCAGTCGAGGACATTGTGCAAAAGCTTAAAGAAGGTACTGTTGATAAAGTAGTTGTCAATGGAATGCCTGGAAGCGGAAAAACTATTATTGCAGTATATTTGATGAAATATCTGGCTGATAGTGAAGAATATGCAGGAAAGCAGATAGGTTTTGTTGTACCTCAGACATCTCTTCGTAAGACGATGAAGATCATTTTTAGAAGTATATATGGCTTGTCTCCATCGCAGGTCCTTTCGCCCTCAGATGTTACCAAGAAGAAATATGACATTTTGTTAGTAGATGAGGCACATAGACTGCATCAATATAAAAACATTTCTTACATGGGAACATTTAAAGCAAATTGTGAGAAGCTTGGATTAACAACAGAAGCAGATGAACTTGACTGGATTTTGATGCAATCAAAGCAAGCGGTTTTATTTTATGACAGTATGCAGGTCGTTGGCCCGTCTGGTATTGATTTTGAGCGATTTGATAAGAAGATGGAGGACTCATTTAACCGAAGAATGATAGCATATTTCACATTGATTACGCAAATGCGAGTGCAAGGCGGAAATGCATATATCGATCAAGTAAAGGATATGCTTGCGGGTAGTTGCAGTAGCAAATACGTATCTGAAAAATACGACTTCAAGCTTTATTCAGATTTTTCAAAATTTGAGAAAGATATGTATGCGAAAGAGAATGAAGTTGGTTTATCAAGAATGCTGGCAGGTTATGCATGGCCGTGGATTAGTAAGAATGACCAGGCGTTAAAAGACATAGAAATCCAAGATGTAAAGCGTATGTGGAACCATTGTACTGAAGGGTGGGTACATACCGCAGAAGCTATAGATGAAGTTGGCTGTATTCATTCTATTCAAGGATACGATTTAAATTATGCATTTGTCATTCTTGGAAAAGATATTGGGTATGATAAAGCTGCTGGGAAGATTATTGTACGCCCAGAATGTTATTTTGATAAAAATGGTAAACGTACAGCTAATTACGAAGAACTATTAGAGTACATAACCAATGTTTATTATGTCCTGATGACACGCGGAATCAAGGGAACATATTTGTACGTATGTGATGATGAACTAAGAGAATATTTGTCTCAGTACATGGAAGTGGAGAAATAAAAATGAAACAAGAAACTATAGATAGAATCAGAAAATTCACAGAAGACCGAGACTGGGATCAGTTCCACTCACCAGCAAACCTTGCAAAATCAATTGTGATTGAAGCGGCTGAATTGTTGGAATGTTTCCAGTGGTCAGATGAGGAATATGATTTGCAACATATTAAAGAAGAGTTGGCAGATGTCATGGTATATAGCCAGAATCTTCTTGATAAGCTTGGCTTGGATGCAGACGAAATCATTAATATGAAGATGTCTCAAAACGAGGCTAAGTATCCAGTGGATAAAGCAAAGGGAAGCGCAGCAAAGTACGATCAATTATAAAATGAGAGAAAAATGGCTGAAAGCCAGTATTTATCTTAATCCCCAATTTCTTACCTGTCGATTCCCAATGGCAGATTTGCCTTTGGTACAGACTTGAAATTTACCAAAGTTTTTACCAAAATTGATGACAAAAATATGCAAAGATATGGTAAAATATGCCAGAATAAGTGAAAAATAAAGAAAGGTAAAAAGGCTTGAAAAGCCCGAAAATACTGGAAATATGAGAAAAATCAAGATTTTATTCATCTGCCACGGCAACATCTGCACTATCGTGTACAAATAACAGAGTATATAGTAGAGCTCAAAGTAGCATAAAATCAGTAAATTACATAGGGGTTATCTAAATATATTTACCTCCTGTGATTAGGTTATATAAAGACTAAATCACAGGAGGTTTATTTTTATGATAACAGTAGAAAAACTGGAAAAAGGTACTTATTTTGATGATGCTTTTAAAATCTCATTTAGATATGATCCTATTACTGTAGCTAAGGTAAAAGAGCTGGCAGAGAGAAGATACTTACCAGAGGATAGAGCATGGGAGATCCCAGCACATGAGTTACCAGCTCTTATAGAAAAGGTAGGGCTTAGCAATATCAAAAGTGAGGAGGCTGTAGTACAAGCCCTCAATACTAAAGAGATCGAGGATAAAAGAGAGGCTACACAGAAAAGGTTAAAGGGTATTAAGCCTGTAAGGAATTTTGACTTTAAAACCGATCCTCTCCCTCATCAGATCGAGGCTTTTAATTGTGGCATGAAGAAAAACTCTTTACTTATCGGAGATGAGCAGGGCTTAGGCAAGACTAAGGAGAGTATTGATATTTGTGTAGCCAGAAAGAAAGAGCTTATTAAAACCCTTATTGTGTGTGGGGTAAATTCTGTAAAATATAACTGGGAAAAAGAGATCCAGATCCACTCTAATGAGGGCTGTGTAATGGTAGATGGTAAAACAATGGATCTTAGAGTACAACAGCTAAATGATTGGTATAGAGGCTCCTCTTATTTTGGTATTATCAATATCGAGAGCCTCAGAAATGAGAAAATACAGGATGCTCTCTATCTGGGGATTAAGGATGGATATATAGGGGCTATTATTGTGGATGAGATCCATAAGGCTAAAAATGGCAGCTCTCAACAGGGAAAAGCCCTTAGATTTTTGAAAGCTCCAGTTAAGATAGGATTATCTGGTACTCCGATGAATAAGGCGGAGGATCTGTGGAATATCCTTACATGGCTGGGAGTAGAGAGGAGATCCTTTTATAGCTTTAGAAATTCCTATTGTACTATGGGAGGTTTCGGAGGATATAAGGTTATTGGATATAAAAACTTGGATAGCCTCAATGCTGAGTTAAATACTGTAATGCTAAGAAGAAAGAAAGAGGAGGTACTAGATCTACCTCCTAAGCTGTATAGTACTGAGTATGTAGAACTTACCACAGCTCAGAAAAAACAGTATAGAGATATTAAAAATGGCATTGTAGCAGATATGGAGAATATCTTAGCCTCTGTTAATCCACTTAACTGTACTCTCCGGCTTAGACAGCTTACCAGTGGTAATCCTAACTTAACAGATGATAGCCCTAAGCTGGATCGTATTAAGGAGATGCTGGAGGAGGAGATTATCCCTAACGGTCACAAGGCTATCATATTTTCTCAGTGGAGCACGATAGCTAAGGATCTGGGGATAGAGCTTAGTGAATATGATCCGATTGTAATTACAGGAGAGGTACCTCCAGAGCAGAGGCAGAGATTAGTAGACAATTTCCAGACTAACCCACATTGTAAAGTAGCTATAGGAACTATCGGAGCTATGGGTACTGGATTAACCCTAAATAAAGCCTCTTATGTATTCTTCATGGATAAGGCATGGAATAGTGGAGATAATGCACAGGCTGAGGATAGAGCCCACAGAATAGGTACTGTAGGAGCTGTAAATATAATCTCTATGGTGGCTAAGGGTACGATAGATGAGGCAGTAGAGGATTACTTACTAGAAAATAAAGATCTCATTGATCGAGTAGTAGACGGTAAAGGATCTAAGCAGGACATTAAAACCATTCTTAACAAATTACTTAGCATTTAGTATACAGGTGTGGTATAATAACTCAAAACGGAGGTACATAATGAAAGCGATAACAGTAGATGCAGATACAGGGAAAAGAGTATACACAAGGAAAGAGGTAGCGGATTTGGTAGGAGTTTCTACTCAATCTATCCGCCTCTGGGAAGATGCTGGAGCTATTCCAGCAAGCGTAAGAGATGAGGGAGGCTATAGATACTGGTATGAGGAGGATCTGGAGGCTATAAAGGCTTATGCCTCATTGCCGAGAAAAGAAAAACTTAAAAAGTAACCCTAAGTATTAGGAGAGTGTAACAGCTCTCCTCTTTTTTTTTTACTCATTTTTGAGGAATATCTAAAAATATTTACCGTTTGTGATTAGGTTAAGTATCAAAAGAAAAGGAGGTAAGCAAAATGCTTAAAATCAGTTTTACAAATGCTGTAGTAGAGGATCACGGATACGGTTTAGAGGTAAATGGTAAATCCTTAGAGGATATTATCTCTACCGCCTTAGGAACTAAGGTAAAAGGTAATGGCGGTTACGGATCTGGATTACCTAGCTTTAGCTCTAATAGCTGTGATGTAACGGTTACTATCAATCCACACGATAAAGAGTGTGAGATTGAAACAGAGGATGAAGTATGGCACAGCGTAGCAGAAATGGAGGCAGAAAAGAGTGAGCAGTTTCAAAAGGAAAATGCAGAGGCAGATCCAAAAGAATAACGGTACCCTCCTCCACAAAAAGGTAGTAGCTAGAAAGATGGGCTGTAAATCCGTGGAGGAGTATAACCGTAGAATGGCACGCAGAGAAAAGAATTTAAAAGAAATGGAACTAAAAGAGACAATGTTAAAAGAGATGGAGGATAACAAAGATGGCAAATGATTTTACAGCAAGAGTAGCAGGTATTAGCGTAGAGCTGGGTATGAGCGTACAGAATAAGAGTGGTATCTGGTGTAAGCCTACAGTTAGAATGGAGCTTATGATTGATGGAGGTACGAACCCTCAGCAGAGAGAGGCTATTATTAAACAGGCTTTTGATGAGGTTTGTGATAACATTGAGAAAACCATCTCTGAGATGGAATAATACTTACAGGGGGGGGGAGATAGTATCTCTCCTCTCTCCTTAACTGGAGGTAATTATGGCAAAACAGATAAAAGTAAGAGAGGATAATTACTTTACTGTACAAGGCTGGATGGTATCAGAGCTAAAATTAAAGGGTAATGCTCTTATGCTCTATGCGATCATCTACGGATTTTCTCAGACTACTAACACAGCTTTTACAGGGAGTATAGACTACCTCTGTGAGTGGATAGGCGGTGTATCAAGACCTACAGTAATTAACACTTTGGAAAACTTAGTTAAGCAGGGGCTCCTCACTAAGAGTAGTACCACTAAAGGGGCTCTTATTTACAACAGTTATATAGCACTAAGACCGAGTAAAAAAACTTTACTCGATGAAGATCCAACGAGTAAAAAAACTTTACTCGATACGAGTAAAAAAATTTTACTCAATAAAGATAGTAAAGATAATATAGAAAAATCCATCTCTAAAGAGATGGAGGGCAAAGCCCCTAAAAAGAAATCTTACAGTACTATTTTAGAGGATCCTGTTAATAAGTTTGTGAAAGAGGCTCTTAGTAAATTTATCCAGTATTGTAGGGGTAAAAACTATACTCCTAAAGTAACTACGGTAGAAAAGTTTGCTAGTACTCTTAGAGATAATGCTGGAGAGGATCCTGTAGTAGCTTTGGCTATTGTGGATCAGAGTATAGATAAGGGATGGAAAGATCTCTATCCACTTAAGAATTATGGTAGACAGGGAAAGCCTACAGCGATCAGTAAGAAGTTTAGCGGAAATACCCTTAAAGATGCTGAGGGTAAAGATATTGTATTTAAGTAATCTGGAGGAGAGTGTAAAAGCTCTCCTCTAAATTTTTACCTCTTTTGTGATTAGGATTACTCAAAAGGAGGTAAAAACAGATGAAATGCTATGCAAGTGATTATTGCCAGAAAGATAAAAGCTCCTGTAGTGATGTATGTGGAGGCTACAGAGTACTTAGAGCTTTATACAATTTAAGCAGGATCCCAGAGAGATACCGTTATACCATAGCTCTTAAGCCAGAGAATGGAGAGGATCTGGAGGCGTTTACAGTGCTGGATAACTATAAAAATGATGTGCTCAGTATGGTAGATGAGGGCAGAGGCTTATATATCTGGGGAAAGAGTACAGGTAACGGTAAAACCTCATGGGCTTGTAAAATTATGAGTTACTTTTTCAGAAAGATAGCTTTTAATACAGGGCTGGAAAATGAGGGGCTATATATTTTTCTCCCCACTTTTTTAGAAGATCTCAGAGATAACTATGATAACAAAGATCCAGAGTTTGATGAGATACTCAGAATGATAAAAACCTGTAGGCTCCTTATCATAGACGATATAGGAGCAGAGAGGGTAACAGATTGGGTAAGGGAGAGGATGGTAAGTATTATAAATACCAGAGTATCTAATAACCTCACTACGATCTATACCAGTAATCTCTCTCCAGAGGAGCTTAGGGGTGAGTTAGGGGATCGGATAGCCAGTAGAGTATTAGGATCCTCACAGGTAGTAGAAATTACAAGCGGAGATAGGAGGGGGGGGGGATTATAAATGGCTAATATGATTGAGCAGAGCTTACTCTGTAAGGTATTAGATGCTCCAGATCTGGAGATCCTCCACTCCAATGGAGTAGTAGAGGAGATGTTTCTTACCTGTAAGGATGAGATCCATTTTATCATAGAGCATTATAACAGCTATAAGCAGATGCCAGATAAACTAACATTTTTAGGCAGGTTCAAAGATTTTCAAATGTTGGAGGTAACGGAGAGCACAGATTACTTAGTATACAAGCTCAAAGAGGCTTACACCTATACTAAGCTGGTGCCTCTGATTGAGGATACAGCAAAAGTAGTAAAAGAGGATAGTATTAAGGCTATACAGTACCTCAAAGAGGGGATAGAAAAGCTGGAGAAATCCGTACCAGTGAGTAGGAACAAAGATGGATTTGATATTATCTCTAACGCTGGAGATCGGCTTACAGAGTATAAAAAGCGTTGTGAGGTAAAGGGGCTTATAGGTATTCCTACAGGTATCCCTAAGCTGGATGAGATTACTAATGGCTGGCTCTGGGGAGAGGATCTGGTAGTACTCACAGGTAGAACTAATGTGGGTAAAACATGGATCGGAGAGTACTTTGCTACTATGGCGTGGAACATGGGGTATAAGATTCTTATGTACTCTGGAGAAATGAGTACCGCTATGGTTGGTTTTCGTTTTGATACTCTCAATAAGCACTTTAGTAATATGGGGCTCCTTAATGGATCTGGTACTCTGGGAAAGAAACCAGATACAGACGGAGCAAAGTACTTACAGGAGGATTATGAGAAGTACATAACACAGCTCCAGCAAAAAAGCGGATTTATCGTAGTTACTCCAGATGATTTTGAGGGGCGTAAGCCTAATGTAGATGAGATTAAGAGTTTAGCTATTAAGCATGGGGCGGATTTGATTGTAATAGATCAGCTCTCTCTTATGAGTGATAAGCGCAGGGCGGATATACCTAGAATAGCTTATAACAATATCTCAGAGGATCTCTTTTTGATGAGTAAGGAGCTTAAAAAGCCTGTACTCCTTATGGCACAGGCTAATCGTGAGGCAGTTAAGAACCGTAAAAAAGGAGAGAGCCCAGAGCTCCACGATCTGGCAGAGAGTGACGGTGTAGGACAGAACGCCACAAGAGTATTATCTCTATCCGTGATAGATGGCACTCTTAAGATCAGTGTTAAGAAAAATAGATATGGTATCAATAACAAAGAGGTACTTATGATCTGGGAAGTAAACACAGGATACCTTAAGCCTCTCCTCAGTGAAAATCCAGAGGAGAGCACAGAGGATAAAAAGGATGATAAACCAGATGGAGAAAAGGATAAAGGAGGAGAGAAAGATTATGGTTTCTAAAGGCGGAGTACCTAAAGGGCAGATCATCCCTGTATATCTTACAGATGAGGGAGATGTGTACCCTATTTATCTCCATGAGATGGGAGAGTTAGAGATTATCCAGAGGCTTGTAGCAGGTATTTTAGATAATAAAATTGTGGTAGATACTAATACCAGAATTAACTCAGAGAATGATAAAATCTCTATTTTTGATTTGAATAAGAAAAAATAATAAAAATTTCTCTAAATGTTACCTCTTTTTCTGATTAGGTTAAGTAAATCAGAAAAGGAGGTACTTTTTTATATGACGATTACAAGTAAAGAAGTAGCAGAAATGTTAGGAAAGAGGCACGATAACCTTTTAAGAGCGATCCGCAAATATATTACACAATTAGGAGATGAGGCTCCTAAGTATTTCTCAGAGGATCCAGATAAGGGCGGTAGATTATACCACATTACTAAGGCTGGCTGTGATCTTATGGCAGGGCGTATTATCGGAGCTCAGAGTGAGGTTTTTAAGACTAAGTATGCTCCAGTGTTTGGAGAGGAGGCTCCTGTAGAGGCGGTAGAAGAAAAGCAGGAGGAGCCACAGGAGAAAGCCTACACAGTAGAGGAGGTAGCCCAGATCTTAGGCTGTAGTGAGAGAAATGTTTATAGAAACATCCAGAGCGGAAAGCTGGAGGCGGTAGAGCGTGAGGTAATGATCCCTACTCTTAAGAAGTTTGTAACAGAGGAGGCTCTGGAAAAATATAAAGCAGGGAGGGCTAGTTAATGAATTATTTTGAAATGAAATGGAGGCTCTCCGCTTGCAGAATACAGGCAGGATACTCACAGGCAGAGGTAGCAGAGATCTTAGGATGTAGTGATAAGACTATTGTTAGTTGGGAAACAGGTAAGACAGCTCCTAAGATGGAGAAAGCACAGGAGCTTAGTGATCTGTACGGTATCCCTCTGGCTTATATGGATTTTTCAAAAGTTGGAAATTCTACACCTCTTAGAGAGCGTGAGAGCGAACCACAGATCCCAGCTTTTTAACAAATATTACCAGTTATTACCAGTAGATTTAGGAAAATATTGGTAGCAAAATAAAAAGAAAGAGCCAGCCTATATAAGACTGGCTCCCCAGAGGATTACTCCTCTGTGTGTTGGAGTTTGTAGATCCTAAGAGCTACATCCCTCACTAAGAGTTTATCCTCAGTAGATAACTCAGAAAAAATATCTGTTAGCTCTGTAAGTAGCGGATCTGGAGTAGAAGTGTTAGCGGTAAAATCGAAAAACTCACTAACAGGGGCTCCTAAGTATGTAGCTAGGTTTTGGAGTCTATCCATATCTGGTAAGTGTTTACCATTACTCCAAGAGGAGAAAGTAGTAGGTGGTATTCCAATACCATCAGCTACCTCTTTCTTACTCTTGCCAGATAGTGCTAAGTAGTAACTCAGAGCTTTTACAAAGTTATCTGTGAGAGAGGAATTGTTAGCCATTATATCACCTCCTCTCTTTGAGGGATAATTAAATAATACACCTAAACAGTAGAAAAGTAAAGTAAAACATACAAAAACTACTGTTGAACAGAAATTTTCATTGACAAGTGGTAAATACTTTATTATACTACTAAACAGTAGGAGAAAGCTACTAAAGCTCCTCTCCCTATATTTTTTTACCTATTCGCTACTGTTAAACAGTAGTTTTAGGAATATATTTTAATTTTTAAAGGAGGACAAGCTAATGAATTTAGCAGAGTTACATGAGGCTTATAAAGCCAGAAAGTTAGCCTTAGATAGTGCAAAGAAAGAGGAGGAGAAATACAAGGCACTCCTTAAGGATGCGATGTTAGAGGCTGGAGAAAGTGATTACACGGATGAGGCTGGATACCGCTTTGAGCGAATTGTGCAGGAGCGTAAGAGCATAGATGAGGAAAAGCTCTTAGCAGAACTCCATGAGAGAAATCTTACTAGCTGTATCGCAACTAAGGAGGTTGTAGATGAGGATGCAACTCTTAAGGCGGTAGAGGCTGGAGAGTTACCACAGGAAGTATTAGCAGATGCCTTAAAGGTAACAGAGGTAGTAATGCTTAAGCTCACAGCTCCTAAAAAGGCAAAGGCTAAAAAGTGATAACGATCTGGAAAACTCCAATAGTAGCCACAGTAGAGCAGGTACTTAAGGATCTTAAGCTCCAGCTCTACGGAGCAGGGCTACTTAAGGAGATTAAAAACACAGGATCGGATCTTATGTGTACTTGCCCTTTTCACGCAAACGGTAAGGAGCATAACCCATCTTGCGGAGTGCTCCTACAGCAAAAGGTAACAAAGGATAAGACCTACGAGGCTGGTACGGTGCATTGCTACACCTGTGGATACACAGCGGATCTACCTCAGTTTGTAGCGGATCTGTTAGGGCTGAGTAGCCCAGTAGAGGGCTTTAAGTGGTTGGTAAATCAGTACAACTACCAGACGGAGGAGAGAGAGCTCCCAGATCTGGATATGTACAGAGGATCCACAGCTAAATCCTCAGTACTGGAGGAGAGCTTAGTAAAGCAGTACACACAGAACCTCCTACAGAGTGAGGAGGCGTGTAGGTACTTACATAAAAGGCGGATAGCTAACTGGGTGTTAGAGGCTTATGAGCTGGGGTTTGATCCAGAGGATAAAACAGTACTTTTCCCTGTAAGGGGCATGGATGGGAAAGTGATCTTTTACAAAGGCAGGAGCATAGCTGGAAAGCATTTTTATAACGCAAAAGAGATAGATAAAACCTCCGTAGTGTTTGGGCTCTGGGAGATCCTTAACGGATCTTTTAGCTGGGGTACATCGGATCAGATAGAGGAGGTTTGGATTACAGAGAGTGAGATAGATGCTCTCAGCCTTATCTCTTATGGAGTACCAGCGGTAGCCATCATGGGATCACATATTTCAGAGGATCAGTGTAAAGAGCTGGAGCGTACACCCTTTAGGCGGTATGTAATCGCCACAGATAACGATGATGCAGGGAGAAAAGGAGCCTCCCAGATCAAGAGGTTACTGATACCTAAAGGTTTTCGGTTTATCAACCTCAAATGGCATACGAGCCTAAAGGATATTAACGATCTTGTCAAAGAGTACGGAGATGGCTGGAAAGACCATCTCACAGGATATTAAAGGAGGAAAACAGGATGAGTAAAGGATTTATTACAGGAACAAATGAGGAACTTATTAAAGCGTACAAAGAGAGTAGAGATGAGAGCTATCTTAAAGAGCTAATAGAGGCTAACAAGGGGCTTATTAACCTTTTGGTATCCCCATATTTAACTTCTATCCCTAATTCTGAGTTAGAGGATCTCACAAGTGAAAGTTATATACCGATGCTCAGAGCTATAGAGGATTACGATCCAGAGCAGGGAGTAGCTTTTTCAACTCTCCTTAAGGTTTATGTACGCCAGCATCTTAACCGTTTATACAACGAGGCTACACGCCAGAAAAGATTTACAGGTACCACTCCAGATAGCTTAGATCGCTTATCTGAGATTAATAAGGAGGGCGGTACCGAGACAGATAGCACTTTTGAGGTAGAGTGCAAGGATTTTAACTCTGTAGAGTTTAAGGATCTCTTAGATAGCTTACATCTCAATGATAAGGAGCAGGTAGCGGTACATATCCTCATGGCTGGAGGAGCTAAGGGAGAGATTGCTAAGGCTCTCAATATTACTAATGCTACCGTAAGCTGGCATATCAAGAACCTCAAAAAGAAATTTATTTTAGCTGGTTATCAATATGCTGTCTAAATAATCTGGGTGGATGTGATTAAGTTATTTATCACGAAAAGCAAGGAGGTAAGCGGTATGAGTAGTTTAAGAACCCTGTTAGCCATCTTAAAAGGAGAGGCTGTAGTGCTTACTAAAAAGAGTGAGCATAAGGCGGATGTGCTGGTAGGAAAGAATGTGGATAAGCGTTTTGCTATCAACAGCATGGTAGGAGCTGTAAAGGCTTTGATGCTGTAGAAATAAAAAATAATCAAGGAAAAACAGGAGGATACAGAAATGGGATTACAGGATCTTATTAACAAGTATGACAATGGAGGATTTTCTAAGACAGGTTGGTTCCAGTTAAAAGATGATGGAGATACAGCTACAGTAAGATTACTCCACAAAGGAGAGGTAGGAGTAAAGGATGGAGAAACAGATTATGATTTTCCCATCTATGAGGTACACAAGTTAGATGTAGACGGTAGCGGTAGAGATCGTACTTGTCTTTGTAAGGGAGAGGGCTGTGAGTTTTGTAAGAGCGGTAATAAGCCTCAGTTAAGAATGTTCTTACAGATGATTAACAAGGATGAGAAAGATAAGGATAAGCAGGTACAGCTTTGGGAGAGAGGCTTAACAGACATTAAGAACTTTATCGGCTTAGCTGGAGAGTATGGAGATCTCACTAAGAGAGATATTAAGATTAAAAGATCTGGAGCAAAGGGTAGCCTTAAGACTACATACCAGTATTTTCCTAAGGATCCTAGTGAGATGGAGATCCCAGAGCCTCAGAACTTAGTAGGTTCACTCATCTTAGATCTGGATCGTGAGGATCAGATTAAGGCTATCGAGGGTAGATTACAGCTTAACAAGGGTAATAATAACGATAGTAACAATGACAGCGGAGCAGGAGCTACAAGAGTATTTTAAGTAAGTTGTAATCTCTTGGCAGACAAAACATAAAGGAGCGGATTGATAGGTATAAGTGTGAATGTGAGTGTTTACCGCCTAAATATATCCTAACATACAGAAAATGGGCTCATTGAGAGAGAGAACCTCTATAAAGCTGGGAAATGAGGTAAGAGTGAGGGGTAAAATTAAGAGCCCCTCACGTTTTTTTAACAGGAGGATACAGGATGGCAAGAGAGATACAGGTAGATATGAGTAGAGAGAGCGTGGATCTGGAGGATCTTAGTAGCAGATTAGCTCATAAAAAGGTATGTAATATAAATTTGAAAAGAAACCAGAATACCTTACTTAAAGGGCTGGAGGTAATAAATGAGCTGGTAAAGAGCGGTAGGCTCCATGCTGAGGGAGAGTATGAGATTATCCGTACTCCAGAGAGGCTTAAGGAAGTAATGGAAACCTACTTAACTGGAGTAAGTGAGTATGTACTGGATGTGGAAACTACAGGGCTGGATGTGTATAACGATATTTTAGTAGGTATCTGTTTATATAATCCAGATCTCCCTAGTTTCTATGTACCGTTTAATCATACGGATCTCCAGAATAAGAGAGTTGAGGGGCAAATGACAGAGGAGGAGTGTAAGGCGGTTATGCTCCCTTATCTGGCTAATGGATCCCTTAAGTGCATCAATCATAATATTAAGTTTGATGATAAAGTGGTTACTTTTCAGTGGGGGCAGAGAATAGCTAATGTATGGTGGGATACTAACATAGCTGGCTGGGTACTCAATGAGAATGAGAAACACGGATTAAAACCGATGTATAACAAGTATATCCTCAATGGGGAGGGCTCAGATGAGGATTTTGGAGATCTCTTTGAGGGTATCCCATGTAACTATATTCCTATTGATATTTTCGCTATTTATGGTGCTAACGATGGTTTTAAAACATGGGCTTTGTATCAATTCCAGAAAAAGTATCTTAGAGAGGATCATCCGAGAGCAGACTACAGAAAGCTCTATCATGTGTTTAGAGATATTGAGATGCCTCTTATTGATGTTTGTATGGATATGGAGCTTAGAGGTGTAGAGATCCGGGAGGATTATGCTAAGGAGCTCTCTGTAAAATTTAATGCAGAGATGGCGGAGAAAGAAAAGCTCTGTGATGAATATGTAGCTAAGTTTGATAAGTTTATAGAGGAAAATCCTACTCTTATGAGATTAACTAAGGGTACTAAGAAGATTAACTATAACAGCCCTCAGCAGGTGGCTTGTTTATTCTATGATATTTTCAAACTGAAAAGCGTATCCAGAAAAGAGCCGAGAGGTACAGGAGATAAGATAGTACAACAGCATAGAAATAAGGCTAAAAAGGCAGGTACTAAAAAGGGAGAGGAGTTTATCCAGTTTTTAGATAACTACCAGAGATATAAAGAGTGTGGAAAGCTCTTAGGAACTTATATAGATAAGATCCCAGAGGTTAAGTGTGCTAAGACTAATGCAGTACATACCACATATAACCAGTATGGAGCTAAAACAGGTAGATTTTCAAGTAGTGATACAGTTACTAAGATCAATCTCCAGAATATCCCTAGCCATGAGAAAAGCATCCGTAAGATCTTTAGAGCCAGAGATGGCTATAAGTTTGTGGGAGGAGATTTTAGCCAGATTGAGCCACGAGTACTCTCTTATGTATCTGGAGATGAGGCAATGCAGGAGGCATACAGAGAGGGTAAAGATCTATACGCCATCATGGGATCTAAAGTGTATGGAGTGCCTTATGAGGATTGTAGAGAGTTTTATCCAGATGGTACGGTAAACGCTGAGGGTAAACACAGGCGTACAACTATGAAAAGTGTACTCTTAGGTATCATGTATGAGCGTGGAGCTAAAGCCATTGGAGAGCAGTTTGATAGATCCGCAGAGTGGGCTCAGAAACTTATTGATGATTTTTATAAGAGTTTTCCTAAGATCCAACAGCTCCGCCTTAAGGTAGAGAAGATGGCAGAGGAGTATGGATATGTAACTACCATACAGGGCAGAAAGAGAAGATTACCGGAGATGCAGTTACCAGATCACGATGATTACCGCTATCAAGAGGCTCACAGGCAGAGTCTTAACGCTGTAATACAGGGATCCAGTGCGGATATTATGAAATTGGCTATGATCGCTATTTATAATGATCCACGATATAAAGAGCTGGATTGCCACATGGTAATAACAGTACACGATGAGTTAATTATGGAGGTACCAGAGGATCATATTAAGGAGGGAGCAGATCTCTTAGTAAACACTATGAAAAGAGTAGGACATAGCCTTATAGATCTCCCTATGAGTGTAGATGCTGAGGTAAATGATTACTGGTACGGAGAAAACTTAGCAGATGAGTATTTAGAGGAGGAGTAGAGCCTGTGAGTGATGTTGTGATCTGGAATGATTTTAAGGATAAAGGAAGAAAAGCGGAGATATTTGTGGAGGGTAAAACCCTCCATGAAATCTCACAGGAATACGGTATAGAGGAGTACATAGTAAGAAACCGATACCGCAGAAATGGGATAAGAGATATAGCTGGATTAACAAAGCCTAAGAGTAAGAGCAGGAGTGTATTTAGGCGTACCTATAATATCTACAGCTCTGGGCGTAGGATGATGGAGGCTATATATGCTAAAGGAGTTACGATAAAAGAGCTCTCACAGCATACAGAGATTGAGGAGAGTACTATTTATAAGTTTCTACAGGATGGTAGGGATATAAGCTCTATGAGGCTGGCTAAGCTGTGTAAGTATCTGGGAGTATCAATGGATTATGTGATGGGATTAAAGGAGAAACCAGATGGCAAAATGTAAATACTGTGGGGCTGAGGTAGGAATAGGGGAGAGATGTACATATTGTGGCAGTAAGGCGGAGAGCTGGTACTATTCTGGAGAAGAAAAGAAACAGGAGCCTAAAAAGAGGAAAGTCTTACATGATAGAGTAAGAGATTTGTTTAATGGAAAGATCTATATTGTAAAAAAGGGAGATTGCCTCTGGAATATTGCTAAAAATTTGTATGGATCTGGAGCAGAGTATTACAGGATTGTACGGAAAAACCATTTACAGGATCCTAACCATATAGAGGTAGGGCAAAAATTATACTATTAGGAGGATAATTATTATGAGTATGATGGAATGGGCTAAAAGAGAGGTAGAGATAGCATCTAAGAGAGAAAGAGGAGATAAGCCAGAGAGTGAGTGGGATTATGGCTGTGCTTGCTATGATAGTGCTCTTAAGGCTTTTGAGAGCCTTTGTGGAGACGATCACAGTGGTTTTAGTATAGGTATTACAAAAGGGATCCTTAACCGCTTGATTGATGGAAAGCCTCTTACTCCTATTGAGGATACAGAGGAGGTATGGGGAAAGCCCCATATTGATAGCAGAGATAGAAGTAAACAGTATCAGTGTAAGAGAATGAGTAGCCTGTTTAAGAGAGTTGCTCAGGATGGATCAGTAACTTACAGTGATATTGATAGATATTACTGTACAAATGAGGAGAATCCTCATGTAAGCTGGCACAATGGTTTTGTAGCAAAGATTTATAATGAGATGTATCCGCTCACTCTTCCTTATATGCCTAACAGTAGACCGGATGTTATCGTATGTGATGAGCTTTTGACAGACCGGAAAAATGGAGATTATGATACCTTAGCTATTTTATATATCAAGAAAGTAGACGGTGAAAGAGTTGAGGTAAATAGGTATTTTAAGGAGGGAGAAAAGAGCTTTATAGAGATCTCTCCAGAGGAGTATGAGGAGCGTAAGAAGATGCACGAAAAGAGGCAGGAGCAGGAGGCTAAGGCACAGGATGAAAATTAGATATAATCGTTTTGCTGTATTTCCTGTGATGTGTCACGATTGTCATAGGTATATCTGGATGGAGCCTTATAGGAGGGCTGATGTGTGGCATAACTGGTTAGATAGATATGTAAAGAAAACTATCTGTAATGAGTGCCTTAAAAAATATGATGTAGGAGGCAAAAAGTGAGATATAAAGTATATGATGAGGAAGATAAGAAAGAGAGAACTCTGGAGGAGTGCGTAACTCCGTTAGAGGTAGGATCTGTAAGGAGAGTGCAGGTTAAAAAGGGAGATACCAGAGAGGTACATCATTTTAGAGTGTTGGAGGAGTTAAATAGTATTTAAAAAGTGATCCTAAGATCCCTCCTGTTTTGTGATTAGGTTAATTATCACAAAACAGGAGGATTTTTTATGTTACGGATGAATGAGTTATTTTCTGGAATTGGATCACAGACTAAAGCACTACAGAGAGCAGGTGTGGATCATGTTATTATTGGTATATCTGAAATAGATGAGCCAGCCATTAGAAGTTATACAGCTATATATGGAGATACTTATAACTATGGAGATATTAGTAAGGTAGATAGCTTAAAACAAGCTGATTTTTGGACTTACTCTTTTCCGTGTACAGACATATCAAAGGCTGGAAAAATGGAGGGAATTACGGAGAGTACAAGGAGTGGCTTGATTTTACAGGTGGAGAGGCTTTTAAGAGAGGCACATGAAAAAGGAGAGTTGCCTATGTATCTTATGTTAGAGAATGTGGCTACCTTAGCTAGTAAGAGGTTTAAAGGATTTTTAGATGGATGGATCCAGTTTTTATCTGACTTAGGATATGATACAAAATATAAAGTTATCAATGCAAGTACACAAGGTATACCACAAAACAGAGATAGGATTATAGCTGTAAGTAAGCTAAGAGCAGGGGGGGGGGCTACATAACTTTGAGTTTCCTCAAAATGTTCCTTTAAGGGTATCTCTGGATGAAATAATAGAGAAAAATGTGGATGATAGATATTATGTTGATCTGGAAAAGTATAAGGATATTATCAGTATTGTAAATGGAAAAATAAGAGTAAGGCAAGCTACAAAACAAGGGTATATAGAAATGGATCCTTGTGGTATTTGTGATGTTAGTTATCCTACATCAAAAACTAGGAGAGGTAGGATACAGGGTGGAGGTAAGATATGCCCCACATTAACAGCTAGTGTACAGGGGTTGTTATATTTTGATGAAGAATATAGAGCCAGACAGCTTACAGGGTTAGAAAACTGGAGGCTTATGGGTTTTGATGATAGAGATTATTTTTTAGCTAAGGAGGCTGGGGTATCAGAGGCACAGCTTATAAAACAGGCAGGAAATAGCATAGTAGTAGATGTGCTGGAAAGAGTATTTATAAATCTTTTTAAGTAAGTGTGAGAGGCAGAAATGCCTCTCTTTTTTTTTTATCTAAATTTACTTACCGTTTGTGATTAGGTTACTTATCAATCAAAACAGGAGGATTAAGGATGGTAAGACGGATTAAAAGAAAATGGAGAAGATTTTACAGAACTCATAGAGAGGGCTGTGAGCTGGTAGGAGATTTTGTTGGAGCTTTAAGTATTTTTGTATTCTTATTTGAGCTCTATATCATCGGAGTTATGTTAGGAGGTCACTAATGGGATTAAAGAGCTTAATAGCAGTAGCACAAGGAAAAAATGCAGAGAGCGTATCCTTTGAGGATAAGTTTCTTAAAAATTATGAGGAGGCTGTAAAGGCTAAGGAGTTGGAGGAGAGGCAGGTAGCCCCATCTGAGTATATCCGCCCATCCTCTATGTATGGCTGTGAGCGTATGTTATTTTTCCAGAGAGTACATGGAGGATCACAGAACGGAGAGCAGAGCGAGGTAAATCTTATTGAGATATGCCAGAGCGGTACAGATAGGCACTTAGACATACAGCATATAGTAGAGCGTATGGAGGGTGTAGAGTGCTTAGATCTGGAGGAGATGGTAAAAGAGGCACAGGCTAAAGGAATTAAAACAGAATTTGTAGGCTGGAATGAGGATCATACAGAGGGCAGGTGTAAAAATGATGAGCTCTCTATCTATTTCCAGCCAGACGGAGTTATTAGATTTAATGGTAAGGATGTGATCTTAGAGATTAAAACAGAGAGTACTTACCAGTTTAGTAACAGGTATGAGCCTAAGGCGGATCACAAGTGGCAAGCTACTTGTTACGGTATGGGGCTGGGGATAGATTATATCCTTTTCTTTTATGAGGATAGAAATTTCTGTAAAAAGAAACCGTACCTCTGGAAAATAACCGATGAGATGAAACAGGCAGTACTTAACAAGATACGAACTGTAAACAATGCTTGTAAAACAGGGATCCCTCCAGAGAAAGATGATAGCAAGTGTACATACTGTAGATATAAAAATGAGTGTGCTTTAGTGGATGCTGGTAAGTGGGTACATCCTAACCCTCCAGAAAAGCCTCAGACAGCCAAGAAAGATACAAACAGAAAAAAGGTTAATAAGTCTACAGGTAAAAAGAAAAAAGCCTCTACAGGGCAAAATACAGCGTTGAGAGCGATATGTGGTAACTGTGAGCATTGTGGTAGAGAGCTGGGAGCTTACTACTGTAGCATTGATAAAGATGGATCTATGTATGTAGATCGCAGAAAGAAATGTAAGTTTACTCCTAGCAGATTTAAGGGGGTACAGGATGGCAAGTAATAACATTGGTAAAACCTTTGAGCAGGAGTTTAAGGAGTGTGTACCTCCAGATTATTACCTGTACCGCTTAAAGGATGATACAAGCGGATTTTATGGAGTATCTAATCCATGTGATTATATTCTTTTCAGATCCCCTTATCTCTTTCTGGTAGAGCTTAAAACCCATAAGGGAAAGAGCATACCGATAGCTAAGATCAGACCTAACCAGATACAGGGGATGGAGAAAGCTACTCAATATGAGGGAGTGTATGGAGGCTTTTTAATCAATTTTAGAGAGCTGGAGGAAACATATTACATAACCGTACAGGATGTGATCCAGTTTACTCAGACGGAGGAGAGAAAGAGCATACCTGTAGAGTGGTGCAGGGATCACGGAGTAAAGATAGGACAGAAAAAGAAAAGAGTGAGATACAGCTACGATCTGGAGAGCTGGTTAAGTAGATATTTTGGAGGTGTGAAATGAAAGTAACTCAGTGTACAGGAGAGGGTATGGGATCGTGTAAACGATGCTCTGATAACGGAAAATGGAATATGAATTGGATGTGCTTTTTATACAAGATTGAGGGCTATGAGGGTTGTTATTGTTCTGATTGTGTAAAGAAGATCAGAGAGGAGGCAGGAGATAAGTGTTTAGAAAATTGAGAGAAAAGATCCGCAGACAGAAGTTAATAGAGGCTGAGGTATTAGAAACTCTTAGTAGTATTTGTTTATATTTAGAGGTTGATGCTCATTTTGCTCACAGAGGTAGATATGATGATTATTTTAGTAGCCACGCTAAACAGTTACGGATCTTTTCTGAGAGCCTTAGAGATGAGCTGGTAAAGGAGGATGAGAAAAACCATGATAGGAGAGGATAACATACTTACTCTTACATACCATGATTTTACTACTAGCTGGTGCATGAAAATAAATCTGTATGAGGTATTTTGTGGAATTGAATACAGAGAGTTATCAGATTATAAGCTAGATCCAGATGAGGTAAAGATCACACGCTGGCAGAGAATAAAGAAGATCATACAGCTTATTAAAAAGCATCATTTAGATAAAGAGCTCTCAGAGTTTAAAAGCTGGGTAGAAAATCAAAAGGCGGAGGATGAGAGCTTAAGAGCTAAGTATAAGGCTGGATCAGATGGATATAAGAGCCTCACAAAGAGGGTAACTCTTTATAACAGAGCTATAAGGGAGGCTGATAAATGATACAGAGTGATAAATTAAAGAAAATCATAGCAGAGGTAAAAGAGGAGAGCTCTCCTGTAATAACACTCTCAAATGATTTAATAGCAGATTTTAGTAAGGAGCTTGATAGTGCTATCTCAGAGCTGGATATGATTATGGAAAGCATAGGAGAAAACTCTATAGAGGATATACCAGATAGCCAGATAGAGTACTACTGTGTTAAGATCCCAGCCCTTATGTATTATGCAGGGCAGAGAGTAGAGGAGCTGGGTATGCAGGTAGATCTAGCCTCTAATGCTAAAAAAAGTGCTCAAAATGAGGCGATGGTAAAAGTATCTGGTACTGTGCAGGAGAAAAAAGCCAGAGTAGAACAGCTCACAGAGGATAAAGCCTTAGTAGAGGCTATTTACCGTAGAGCTTATAACAGCCTCAAAGTTAAGTTAGAGATGGCTGAGAAGATCTACAGTGGGTTAAAAAAATCCCTCTCAAAGAGGATAGCAGAGGTAGATCTGGATAGATTTAGTAAGGATAAATATACCAGAGATCCAGAGGATCCTATGGAGGATTAAGCCTATGGAGCGGTTGGCTTATGAGTATCTTAGGAGGCAAGCCATAGAGGATAGATGTAAGCAGGAGGCACAGTGGCTAATTGATAACCCTAAGGACAGTATCCGTAAAATGGCTAAAGAATTTTGTATAAGTAAGAGCCAGTTACATAGAGATCTCCATGAGCTCAGAAATATAGATGATGATCTCTATGTACAGTGTAGAAATATTTTAAGGAGGCATAAAAGGAGATGAAAGGTAAAAAGTACAGAAAGTGGTACGAGAAACATAAGGAGGATCTTGAAAGCAGAAAGAGCCCTGTTATTGTTCATGGGTATATGTTGTACGAGTGTAGCGGTTGTGGCACAGTTTATAAAATGTACTTAGAAAAAGGGTTAGAGGATCGAGTGCAGGACAAGATATACCCAGAAAAACATAAGCCTGTACCGTTTGCTATTATGTGTAAACAGTGTGGAGGGTTTCAGTGTTCACACAGATATTGGAATATAGGGAACAGTGATATATATGAGGAATTACCAGAGGGAGCTAGTTATTTTAAGAATACTCCTAAGGAGAGTTGTGGGATGCCTGTTCTTAGAGCAAGTTATAAAAACATGGCTGAGTGGGATTATGAGGATCGAATGGAAACAATAAGAGAGGCAATAGGGAGAGGTTAGAGATGGAGGAAAAGTTAGATAAGTTTTTAGCGTATCTGGAGGAGAATGGTGTAGAGATCTCTGGAGAAACAGCTTTTAAGTGTGATGATGGTATTGTACTTTTTAGCCCTAATGAGGGAGGCGGAGTAGATATAGCCATTATCAGAAATGTAATCGAGTTAAATTACAACTTAGGTATCACGGATGCAGATGTAAACCTCTTTAATACAGAGGTAGGTATTATGCAGGAGTTAGGAGGATCTGAGGATGGAGAATAATAAGCCAGTATTTTATATGTTAGTGGGATTGCCAGCCAGCGGTAAAAGCTCTGAGAGTGACAGGCTGGGAGATGTAATTGTTAGATCCTCCGATTATCTTAGAGATAAGCTTTGTGGAGATATAAACGATATGAAAAATAATGGTGCTGTGTTTACCGTTTTACAGAGTTTGGTTAGAGCGGATCTATATCATGGTAAGGATGTAGTATATGATGCTACAAACTTAAAAGCGAGTTATAGAGTGGAGTTTTTGGATACTCTTAGGTTATTAAATTGTAAAAAGGTTTGTGTGTTTGTAGATACTCCTTTTGAGGTTTGTATTAAGCGTAACGAGGAAAGGGAGCGTATAGTACCTAAGGAGGCTATGGATAGAATGAAAAGATTTTTAGAGCCTCCTACTTTTGCTGAGGGCTGGGATGAGATACGAGTAGTTAAAAATTGGGATGAAAAGGAGAAAAGCGATGGCAGAGATAGATAACCTCATAGCAGAGGTAAATAAGAAGTATAAAACGGATATAATCCGTAAAGCATCGGATCTTAAGGGGATAGAGTTTATCCCCTATACCTCTCCTATGATGAATTACTTAACCAGAGGAGGAGTGCCTGTAGGAAGGATCATAGAGCTAGTGGGATTACCACAAAGCGGAAAGACTACCACAGCTCTGGATATTATCTCTAATTTCCAAAAGAAATACAAAGATAAGTACTGTGTATATCTGGATGCAGAAAATACAATAGATAAGGAGTGGGGAGAAACTCTGGGAGTAGATTGGAGTAAGGTTATCCTCATCCAGCCAGAGAGTGAGTATGGAGAGGAGCTCTTAGATATGCTCTTAGACTACATAAGATCTGGTAAGATCGGCTTAGCAGTATTAGATAGTGCTCCCTTTATTATCCCTAAAGCAGTACAGGAAAAAGGCTTAGATGAGAAAAGCTATGGCGGTAACAGTGCTCTTATGAAAGCCTTTTGCGACAAGGCTGTACCTCTCTGTAAGAAAGTGGAGTGTACTTTTCTCCTCATCAATCAGCTAAGAGAGAATATAGGAAATATGTACAAGCCTTATAAAATTCCTTGCGGTACAGCTATAGCTCATGCGTGCTCACAGATCTTATGGTTTACAAAGGGATCCTTACTGGATGAGAAGTATAAAGAGGTAAGTAGCGGATATGCTAACCCTAGTGGTAATCTGGTAAGCGTGAAAGTGGAGAAAAATAAGGTTACTAAAAATGATCGTAGGCTCCAGACTTACACACTTAACTACAGTACAGGAGTGGATGAGATTAAGGATACCTTAGATCTGGCTATTATGCTGGGGATCATCTCACAGGCTGGAGCGTGGTACAAGGCTACTCTTAAAGATGGAAAAGAGCAGAAAATGCAGGGATTTAACGGAGTGCAGGAGTTTTATTACAACGATCTGGAGGAGCTGGAGTATCTTAGAAAACAGGTATATGAGGCAGGGATGGTATGAGGTATACGATAAAAGAGGTTATGGATTATTGTAGCAGAAATGGGATAAGCGTTTACGAGTGCTGGGATGAGAAAGATCGTAGAAAGAAATTTTATAAGATGTTAATACCAGTATTTGAGGGTGGAGTACTGATACCAGTATCTAACAGGGAGTATATCTGTAAGAATATTAAGGAGTGCTATAACTACACTCAAACTCTCTTAGAGGATGATACTTTTAGGTTGGCGGTAAGTGCGTGGGTAAGGAGTTGGTAGAAATGAATGAAGTAGAAAAAGCCTTATCTCACAATTTAAGAGAGGTAAGAGAGAAAAAGGGTTACACTCTAAAAGATGTGGTAAAAGGTACAAGATATACAGAGGTAAGTATAAGCAGGTGGGAAACAGGTACACGGATCCCTAAGGCTACAGTACTTTATACTCTGGCTAAATTCTATGGAGTATCTGTAGATAGATTTTTCTGGAAATAAGAGCAGGAGGAGGCAGAAAAAAGCCTCCTCTATTATTTTATATAGGGGATATATAAAAAGTGTTGACATTATTATATAGGGGGTATATATTATAAGTGAGGTAAGGAACTAGATACAAACTGAAAGAGAGGTAAACAATATGAGATATAAAAACAGTGATGATAACAGATATAGAGTACAGTTTATGAGATCTACAGAGGAGCTTATGGATCAGCTTACAGTTAAAGAGTTTATCTCTTATCTGGAAGAAAACGCAGAGTTTGAAGATTACACAGTAGAGTACATTGATAAGAAATGTGTTAAGTGTAGAGCCTATGATCTCACAGAGGAAAACAGCAAGCTCCATAAGGAGTTTTTAGTAACAGAGGATGGTAGAGTATTTTACTGGAGATCCTTAATCAGTAAGATTGAGCTGGTAGATGCTGAGGAGGAAAAACAGGAGGTACAGGAAGTGGTAGTAGATTTTAGAGAGGCTAAGGAAGTAGCAAAAGAGGTAGCTAAGGAGCTCACAGAAAAGGATAGTAACTGGAAATGGAGAGTACAGGTACTTAAGAGTGAGATCCGTGTATGGTGGGGATACTTACAGTACTGTGATACAGAGGATAGCCACTTTACTATTAAGATGAGCGATAGAGAGGATGAGTGCGGAACTGATACAGATTTTATGGTAGCCAGAAATGAGCATGATGAGTATATGACAGGTAGGATTGTTGGAGTAGATGAGTGCTGGCAGGATGGAGATCTTAATACTTGTGTAGCAGGATTGCTTAGAGGAATTGCTACGATAGCACATAGTAGATACTAGGAGGTAAGTAAGATGGTTATTAAGAGATTAAAAGGAGCTAAGTTTGGTACAGATAGAATAGCTAGAGTAGTTACAGGATATGCCCTCTATGAGGAGGGCAAGGGCTACATAGCTTTTAGCTCAGATAGAGATGAGTTTGGTATCTTAGTTCCATATATCCCCTGTGGAGGGAAAAGGGCTTTACAGAGTATCTTAGATGCTGGAGGATTTTGTAGCTTTGATGGTATGGAGTATGTACAGGAGTTGGGAGCCTAAGGGCTCCCAGATCGGAGGGAAATATGTTTACAGTTTATCTTAAGAGTGCTGGTACAAAGAAATATTTTACAGAGTTTGAAACAGAGGCGGAGGCTGAGAGCTTTTGTAGAGAGTATGGCTGGGAGTGGGTAGATGAGAATGAGTTTGTATGGGATATGGATTATGAGGAGGTGCAGAGATGAGTATACATGGAGTAAATGCTAGACAGCTCCAGATAATAGGTATCCTTAAGGAGGCTAAGTGTACAAACACAGCGGAGCTACAGGAGGAGTTAGGAGTATCTAGGAGAACACTTAGAATGGATATAGCGTATCTAAAGAGAGTGTATCCAGATAAGTTAATAACCCACAGAGGCAGGTATACAGGCGGTTTAGAATGGGTAGAGTAATAAGGAGGTAGATGATTTATGTTAAGAAAAGATAAGTTGTTAGGCGGAGTATTAGGGTTAGCTATAGGAGATGCTTTGGGAGTACCTGTAGAATTTGTGCAGAGAGAAGTATTAAAGAGCTCTCCTGTGGAGAGTATGGAGGGTTATGGATCTCATAACCAGCCTGTAGGTACATGGAGTGATGATACGAGTATGGTATTAGCTACATTAGATAGTATGTGTAGAGGCTTTTCTACAGATGGTATGATGGAGGCTTTTTCTAGGTGGTATAACATGGCAGAGTATACGCCTTTTGGAGAGGTGTTTGATATTGGAGGTACTACCAGATTAGCTATCCAGCGGTACCTTATGGGAGAAAGTGTTAATGATTGTGGCAGTAGTGATGTGTACAGTAATGGAAATGGCTCTCTTATGAGAATGTTACCGATGATTTTATATCTTGATGTTACGCCTATTAACTCTAATGCTGTAGATCTTATTTATAAGGTATCTGGTTTAACTCATGCTCATCTAATTAGTAAGATAGCTTGTGTATACTATGTTTATATTGGGATGTATCTTACGGTGTATAGTGATAAAAATGAGGCTATGGAGGATGCCATAAAAGCGGTAGATGAGTATTATAAAGATACCGTATACCCAGATACAAGGCTGGGAAGTCTTAGCAGGGTATTTACTCTTTCTGAGGAGGATATAAAGAGTAGCGGATATGTAGTAGACAGTTTGGAGGCTAGTATCTGGTGCCTGTATAATTCAAACTCATATACAGAGGCAGTATTAAGAGCGGTTAATTTAGGAGAGGATACAGATACTATAGGAGCTATTACAGGATCCTTAGCTGGGTTATTTATTGGAGGAGAGCACCTCCCTAAAGAGTGGGCAGACAGTTTACAGGCTAAGGATAAGATATTACAGATTGTGGATAGATTTTATGAACAGTATAAATAATGGAGGTATGTAGAGATGGTGGATCCGTTTGATCTTATGATGTTTAATAAGCAAGATATTATAAGTGTTGAGAAACGAGTTGAGTATTATAAAAAATGGTTTGAGGATTGCAGGGCTGTAAAATTATTAAAGGGCTTTGAATTTCCTGTAGATAGGATAGAGGCTTTAGAGGCTATAAGAGCTCTTAATACTGAGTTAGCAGATCTATATATGGTATCAATTCCTGTTATTACCTGTTGGGTAAGAGATGATAACTATGTATCAGCTACAGGGGAGATATATCTTACAGAGCCAGAGTTAGAGCCTTTTTTACATCAATTTAGGCACCATTTACAGAATGTGGAGCGTAAGTATGACAGGAGGGGATTAACAGCGGAGGGGCTCAATGGCTTATATTACAAGGTACCATATACTAAGTGTGTATATAAACTTTATGGAGAGGATGATGCTAGAGCGTGGGCTAGGATGGTTATTGAGCTAGCCTCATAAATGAGGTATAATATTGTTAAAATTTTTTAAGGAGGAAACGTATTATGAGATGTCCTAAATGTGGATCAGAAAATGTAACAGTACAGGTAGTAACAGAGCAGGAGCTTAAGGAGAAAAAGCATGGAGCCTTATATTGGATTTGTATAGGATGGTGGTTTAAGCCTCTTATGTGGATATTCTTTACAATGCCTATGTTAATCATAGCGATCTTTAAGCCTACAAAGTATAAAACTAAAACACGCACTAAGAAAATGGCGGTATGTAATAATTGTGGTAAGAGCTGGAGGGTGTAATGGATAATGAAAAGCAGAAACAGGGGGTAATAGACTTTCTGGAGAATACTTACACAGGAGCTAAAATGATGGGAGATGAGGAGGTAATGCTGAGAGCCTCCAGAGCACTCTTAGCATTTAAGGCAGATGTGCATAAGGATATTTTCATAGAAGAGAATGTGCTGGAGTTTTAATACCAGATAGAGAGAGAGGATCTTAGGATCCTCTTTTTTTTTATTCTAAAAATACTTACCGATTGTGATTAAGTTAAGTATCACAACAAAGGAGGTAAACAGAGTGATGCAGGAGGAGCAAGATGATAAAAGCTAGATACATAGGGGTAGAGTGTGAGCTCCAGAGTGGTAAGGTGTATCCGATTAAAACCAGATGCACAGGAGATAAGCTGGTAGTATCTGTAAGAGCTTATAAGTTTGAGTATAACTCTCTGGAGGAGTTTCTTAAGCGGTGGAAAGTGGAGGCGGTATATCATGGGTAGAGCTGAGAGGCGTAGGCTTGAAAAGCAGAAAGGTAAGCAGGTAAAAACCTATAATCTAACCAGATCACAGATCTATAATGCAGTAAGGCAGGTAACAGAGGAAGATCTTAAGAGGATCAAACAAGAGGCTATGGAGGATGCAATAAATACAGCTATGACATTACTCTTAGTACTCCCTATGGAGGTACTCATGGATCACTACTGGAAAAAGACCTATGCAAAGAAGATACCAGAGTTTACAGAGCTGGTATTACAGTACTATGAACGCTGGCAAAATGGAGAGCTAGATATGGATGAGATGAAAAAGGATCTCTGGGAGTATGGCGGAGTGAGATTAGAAGAAAGAGAGGCGGAGTAAAATGGGATATGTATTACTTGTGATTTTAGTAACAGCAGGAGTAACTCTGGTAGAGAGCTTTTTAATAGCTTTTGTAGCTGGATTGTTAGGGATTGGAGTTTCTTTTAAGGTTATTTTCTTTGTGATGTTTGTTATCAATTTCTTTATAAGGGGAGGCAGTAGTAAGTAAATGAAAAAGAAAATTAAGGATTGTACATTTAAGGAGTTTACAGGGTGGGCTAACGCTAGAGCCTGTGATGGTAGATGCTATGAATAGTATAAGTGTAATTAGTATGGTATATGAGGTAAAGCCTCTTTTCTTTAGAGGCAGGGTTAGAGAGGCTTTATGGAGAAAACTTAGGGATCAGTATTTAAACATGGAGGCAGAGATAGAGATTGAAAGATAGTACAAGAGCTAAGAGCTCAAAACAGGAAAAGCGTATAGCTAAGGCTATAGGAGGTAGGCAGGTAGTAGGATCTGGATCTACTCCATTCCTAAAAGGGGATGTAATAGCAGGAGATCTCTTTATAGAGGCAAAAACAAAGATGAACCCTAGCCAGAGTATTACAGTAAAAAAGAGCTGGATAGATAAGGCTAAGGAGCAGAGCTTAGCTATGAGAAAATCCGATTATGCAATAGCTGTATCTTTTGGAGATCCTAAAGATTATTACCTCATTGAGGATAGTTTTATGGAGGAGCTCTTAAAGGCAAGAGAGGCAGTAAAGCAGGTACAGGAGATCCCTTTTGAGGATATTCTAAACGGAGCAGTAGGAGATATAGAGTTAGGCTGGAATAGAGCCATAGACAAAGTAAGAAGAACCATAGAGGAGGTATATGAGTAATATGTGTAAAATTAGAGAGATGAACTTAGAAACAGCTAAGTACTATGGATATGAGGCACAGAGTAATCAGTTAGTAGAGGAGTGTGCAGAGCTTATACAGGCGGTAAACAAGTACCGCAGAGTAGAAACAGGTTTAGGACAGCCTGTAGCAGAGGATAAAAAAGCTATTGCCAGAGATAATTTAGTAGAGGAGATCGCAGATGTAGAGTTAATGCTGGAGCAGATAAAGTATCTCCTCCAGATCCCAGAGGATGAGATCTTAGCAGTTAAGACCTTTAAGGTAAATCGTACTAAGGAAAGAATGGAAAATAGTAAATAAAATATTTTTCAAAAACTATCTAAATTTTCCTCATATTGAGGATTAAGTTATTTATCAATAAAAATAATACACATAGAAAAGGAGAAAAATCTATGAGAGCATTTAAAGGATTTAACAAGGATCTTACCTGTAGAGGTTATCAGTATGAGGAGGGTAAGGAATTTCACACAGAAAGAGCGGAGTGCTGTGATACAGGTTTTCACGCTTGCGAGTATCCGTTAGATTGTTTCGGATATTATGATCCAGCACATAGCGTATTCCATGAGGTAGAGTTATCTGGAGAGATGGATAAGAGCGGAGATAATACTAAGGTATGTGCTACTGATATTAAGATCGGAGCTAGATTATCTATTGCAGGACTTGTAAAGATGGCTATTGATTTTACTATGAGTAAGGTAAACAAAGAGGCAGGATCAGACGAGCGACACGGTTTTGCATCTGCTACAGGGAATTGTGGAGCCTCATCTGCTACAGGGGATTATGGAGCCTCATCTGCTACAGGGGATTATGGAGCCTCATCTGCTACAGGGTATAAAGGAGCCTCATCTGCTACAGGG